CTATAGAATTAAATGGTAATCCTTTTTGTTGTAAAAAGGTATGCCAACCCATTACACCTAAACCTAAAGCTCTACCTTTAGAAGCATGTTTATGAGTTCTTTTTAATGACTCTCTACCACTAGATTTATTAATAAATTCTTCCATTACACCATCTAAAAACCAAGTAGCTAATTCTACTGTATCTGTATCTTTCCATTCATCATATTTAGCTAAATTTAAAGATGATAAACAACAAATAAAAGAATGTTCTTCATCTGTAAATAATGTTATTTCAGAACATATATTTGTCATTGTAACATTTAAATTATTTAATCTATAGGCAATAGGGTTATCTTTATTAACATTATCTTTATACATTACATAGGGTTCTCCCGTTTCCATTCTAGCCTTTAAAATAGTAGCCCAAGTATTTAATGCTTCAGAATCTCTAGCTTCTAATTTACGCATAAAAGCATCTCCTACAACTACACATTGATGTAAATTTAAACATTGTCTATTAGGATCACCTTTAGGTCTACGGATTTGTAAAAATTCTTCTATATCGGGATGTTCAATATCTAAATTAACAGATGCCGCACCTCTTCTTACGTTACCTTGATTAGTAGCGATAATAGCAGAATCATAAATTTTACACCATGGAACAACACCTTCACTCTTTCCATTTCCAGAAATAGTAGTACCACGTGGTCTAATACGAGAAACACTAATACCTACACCTCCACCAGCTGCTGTTAATTTCATTAGTTCCGCGTTAGTTAAACCAATTCCACGTATTGAATCGGGTGTATCAATACCAAAACAAGAAATGGGTAAACCTCTATCTGTACCCATATTAGAAATAACAGGTGAAGCTAAGCCTAACCAGCCGTTCCAAATAATTTTAAAAAATTTATTTTCTAATTCTGGTTTTTTAAGTCTAAATGCTGCTGCTTTAGCTACTCTTCTATAAGCCTTTTTAACATCCTCACCCGGAAGTAAATATCCTTTACTAACCGTAGCTAAAGAAATTTCATCCATCCAACCGGGATAATTTTTACCAGCTTCCCAATTTGTATAATTTACTTGTAATGCGTTATTTTCCATATCTTAAAATAATGATCCTGCGTCCCAATTTTGAACACCTTTACTATAATTTGTTACTCTATTTGCAAAAAAATCTGTATGTTGTTTACCAGCTGAAAGTGAATCAAACCAACTCATTCTTTGTACTGCTTCTTGATCAATACCATTAACTATAGGATCATAACCTAAATCACCCATTTTAGTATTTACTCTATGTTTAATAAATGATACTAAATCATATTTTGAACAACCTTCTAAATCACCCATTTCATAAACTTTATCAATAAAATCTAATTCCAATTTTAAAGATAAATGTGCAGCTTCCTCAACTTGTTTTTTTAATTCAGGTGTATCCAATTCTGGATGTTCTTTTAACAAAGTTCTAAATAACCAACAACCAGCATTAGAATGTAGAGATTCATCTCTGATACTCCATTCTACTATTTGACCAACTCCCTTAAGTAAATTTCTTAATTTAAAAGATAATAAAACAGCAAAAGAAGAAAATAAATTAACACCTTCTGTAAATGCAGAAAAAATAGCTAATGACTTAGCTCTTTCATGCCAATCAGGATTACCTTCATGATCATCTCTTACATTCATTAAATTTTCAATTTTAGCCATTGTAGTTTCATCTTCTAAAAATTCGGCAAAATTATCTAATCCTAATTCTTCATTTAATAAAGAATAGGCCTCAGCATGAATAGTTTCAAAGCAACCAAAAGTTACTGCCATAGCAATTACTTCAGGTTTTCTAAACCATTTTGTAACTAAAGTAGACCAATAATCATTTACTACTGTTTCTGTTTGTGCAAATCCTTTTAAAATAGAACCTACTATATTTTTTTCAGTTTCAGTTAAATTTTGTTTCCAATCATTAACATCAGCCATCATTGGTACCTCTGTCCAAAGCCAATGTGCCTGTTGTTGTTTCATATAAAAATCAAAAGCCTCTGGATATTCAAAGGGCTTATATACTATTCTTTCTTTTTTTAACGATTTTTTTGCCATAATAATTTTTTAATAGGTTATTTTTCTAATTCAAAAAACTTTTTTCGTAACAATTGTTTATCAAAAGTATCAACATCAGTATCAAATTTATTAGATTTAGAAGATGGAATTAAATTTTCAGTATCTTCATTATCTTTATAATCATAAACCTCAAAATGTCCTGTTGAGGTATCTGCATTGACTGAAAAAGTAAGTCCATCCATCCCATATCTATTTTTCATAATATGGAATCTACCAGTATTATTTACTTTATCTTCTTTTTTACGGGATAAAGACATTGCAAAATCCGAAATCATCATTTTATCATATGACCCCGCAGCTTTATCACCTTCAATAATTTTATCTTGAGCACCTGCACGATTAACCTGGGAAACAGACCAAATAGGTATGTCAAGTTGTCTAGCTAACCCTTTTGTGCTAGTATAAATATCATCAATTTCATCTTTACGTTCACGATTTTTTCTTCTTGATGAAAGAAGATCTACATAATCAATAATAACCATGTCAGGTTTTATTCCCATTCCTGAGCATTTGTTAATATGTGATTCAATAGTTGAGACAGTTGCCCTACCTGTTGGAAATTCTTTAATAATTAGTTGACCTGGCAATTGTGGAACAATTTCATCTATTTTATCTCTAAATGAATTTACTTTATTAACTGGTACTTTAGTAAAGAAAGCGTCATATCTTTTTCCAACATAATCTTCACCTAATTCTAAAGTATAATGTAAAACATTATATCCTAGTCTAATAGCAAAACCACCAAGGGCAACTAAAGACCAAGATTTACCACCTCCAGGATTACCAAAAATAAGACCAAAATCTCCGTTTCCAAGTCCACCTTGGAGTAAGCCATTAATGCGTTCCCAAGGTGTAGGTACAACAGTTCTTGAATTTTCTCTATAGCGTTCCTCAATATCCTTAATATATTCATGTCCTATATTTTTATCTTGCCCTGCTTTTAAAGCATTATCAATTAAAAAACGAATACCATCAAAATCTCCTCCCTTAAGTAAATCTACAGAAGACATTAAAGCCTTTTTTAACTGCTGATTTCTACAAAAATTAGTAAATTCTTCCTGTACATATTCTAAATCCTCATCCGAAGTTACATATGCATCCTTTAATTGTTCTTTAATTGATATTTGTAAAACTTCATTATCTACTTTTTGTAATTCAACCTTTAAAATTTCTAATGATGGAGTTGTATGATATTTGTCATAATACCTTAATATTTCTTTAATAGCCCATTTTTGTGCTGGGTTTTCAAAATACTCATCTGAGATTATATCGTGTATATTAGTTAAAAATTCTTTATGGGTTAATAAAGAAGATAAAACTTTAATTTGAAATTCTCTACCGTATTGATTTATGCTATTTAGTGTCAATCTTTATAACCTTTAAATTGTGAAAATATTTCTTTTAACCAGTTTTCTAAGTTTCTAATCATACCCCCCATTTTATCCTCATTATAAAATTGAATAAACATATCAGAATTTAATTCAGGAATATCTTCACTAATTAAATTGTTTATATGTTCCTTACCTCTTTCATCAATCATTGGAGTACTTAAATCCATAACCTTATAACTTGTTTCTATTCTGTTTCTATCTTGTATAATACGAGAATATACAACATGATCTTTAAATTTCCTAGTAGATATATCAAATATATCTTTTAATGTTAATTCCTGAGATTTTAATTCAGGGAATTTTTTAAATATACCTTTTACACCTAGTCCTTTAACTCCGGGAATATTATCTGAATTATCACCTAAAAGTGTTTTATATAAAATAAAATTTTTAGATAATAACCCTAGTTTTTCTTCAACTACTTTAGGAGTATAATACTCTTTTTCCATTGGTCTATATAAAATAATTTTATCAGTAACCAATTGTAAAAAATCCTTATCAGAAGAAACAATAAAACAAGTTGAGTTATGTTTTTTAACTAATTTTTTAGCCAGCACTGCTATTATATCATCTGCCTCTACTTTATCTAATATTGTAGTTTTTACAGGTAATAATTTTAAATACTGAATTACACGAACTATTTGATCTATTTTTGAATCATGTTCTTCTTCTAAATTATCAAAAGCATCCCAATTAGTAATTCGTTGTAAATTTCTACTTCCTTTGTACTCGGAGAGCAGATTCTTTCGGTTGGTTGTAGAACCTGCTCCATCGAATACTACATAAACAGAAGTAGGATTTGTTTGTTTTATCATTGCTCCCAATGAACGGAAGAATCCACCTAATCCTCCTATATGAACTCCATCAGGATTTACCATATTCATCATAGCAAAGTTTCTAAAAAATAGATTTAAACCATCTAAAATTAATACTCTGTCATGTCTTTTTGGTATAGATATCTCCTGATCCTCTTGAATATTATCCAACAGGTTAAATAGTTCTTTATGTTTCATTATTTATTCTGGTTCTTTTTCGAATTGAGAAATGTCTTGTACTTCTTCACCTTCTTCTACTACATCAAAATCCATTCCACCTAATACTTTAGACCATTCTTGAGCATGGTCTTGTTTATATCTCTTTAATTCATTAGGATCATCATTAATAAAACCATGAGGTGTCATTACAATTCTACCTCTAGTTGTAACACCATTAATATGATTTTTATCAATTTGTAGGTTGGCACGTTTAGCAAATTCTACCTGTTTACCATCCTTAATTGCTTTAATCTTAGATGTTCCTGCAGTCATAATATTACCAAATGTAACTACAAATGTTGAATCAAACCACATTGCATAACCACCTTTATTCATCAATTTAGGTTGACCCATTGGGGTTGCTGGTTTTAATGTCCATACTTTATTAACACAAACTAATGTATTAGTAAATGGTGATGACTCTTTCCTTGATAATGTGATTTTTTGATTTACATTATTACCAAATTGGGTTGACATAGCGCCCGCATTCCATTCATTGTTATTTTTATTTGATTTAAGTGACATTTCACAAGGTACAGAACCAATACTATCCCATAAGAATAATAAATCATAAGGTAGATTACCTTTTTTCTGTTCATCCAATAAATCTAAAATAAATGTAGCTACATCTTCTATTGAATTAATAGTTTCTCTATCTACATAAATAAAATTACCTTCATAATCAATAATTTCACCATCATCATCTCGAGTAATATTAATATCAAGACCCATTTGAATTGCATGTTCCCAATTCCATTTCATCTCAGTAATAATAAAAACAGGTAGTATATTTCTCTTTTGAGCTGATACTGCTGCTTCTATCATTGCTGTTGTTTTACCTGTATCGGAGTGTCCTCTTAGTAACACAATGTGTCCCATAGGAATACCAGGAATGGAAGTAACATCTTGAAATGCTTTAGATAATGGTATCCAATCCTGTTCTTTAAATTTAATATTTTTATCTAACCCCTTTTTATTTTTAAAAGCAGTTAAATCAAATTTACTTTGAATTTCCCTGGAGACTGCAGCCGATAATGATCCGTTTTTCTTTCTAGCCATTAGTCAAATAATTTATCAAATTGATCCTCTTTACTTTCTTTCACTTTAGAAGTATCTAAACTAAATTTAGGTTTAGACTCCTCTTTTTCCCAAGGTAAATCTTTAGGATCATTATCAAAATTACTAGCCGGTTCAGCTATAATATCTCCCTCTTCTTCTTCTGGAGATAACCATTTTTCTAATGCAGATTTCATTTCATCAAATGTAAATCTTTTAAATAATTTATTAGGCTCAGGTTGCTCACTAGTCCATTTTTCTACTAATGAAGCATCTTTACTTAATGGAGAAGTTTTTAAACGAACACGAACAGATGATTTATTATAAGGAGTACCTGTAGATTCAGGTCCTACTGTTTCTACTGTAAGATCTCTACCATTTACAATATCAGTATAATCTCCAATTTCTTCATCTACTGCAAGTGCAAGTAATTCTTCGTATACTGTCTTACCAAATTGCCATAATCTAACACCTTTATCTTCTTCACCTCTAACTACTACAGGTACAAAAATACGGTTTTTAGCATCTAGCTTTTTAGCAAGTACATAATTTTCCTTATTATACTCACCTTCTCTTAATTTTTGAGCAAATAAAGCAATAGGGTCTTTTTCACCAAAATTTAAAGGTGAAATCATAACCTTATTTGTAATACCATAATAGAACTTAAGTTCTGTAAATGGGTTTTTTGAATCATACACAGATGGTACAATTCTAATTTGTTGTTTACCTACTGTAGGTCTCCAAAAAATTGTTGTGTAATCGGTCTTTTGACCTGCCTGTGGTTTTGATTGGAGGGCATCCAATTTCTGTTTAAGCATTGATAAATCCATAATTGTAACTTATTTTTAATTATAACTTTTGTTAATGTAGGGGTAATATATGAACCCCAATTAACTAATCCAAACTATTTTCTATTATCTATGTAAATAAGAACTTCATTGTAATATTCAATAAAATGCTCATTCCAAAGATCCCATTTAATATCAATATTATCAACTGAAAAAATATGGTAGTTGTTAAAATGTATTAAAACTGTATCTCTAAAAACTCTAAATTTAGCTTTAAGAAGTGGAGTGGATAAATGCCACTCACCACAAATCTTTTTTATATTATTTTTAACCCAATCAATATCCATAAAAATATCATATTCACCCCCTTCACAATCAGTTTTTAAAAAATCAATTTTATCTAAATTATGCTTTTTAACAAAAGAAGGAAAGGTAATACCTGTAGTTTCAATAACTTGACTATCAGAACTAAAAATTTGATCAGATGTAAATGATGAATTTGAATTAGATAAAGCACATTTTTCAAATATAATATTATCAAAATTTTGTAAATTTTTCTTTAGTATAGGAAACTCTTCACTAGAGGGTTCAATACATATTACTTTACTAGGTTTATTTGACATTATTTTATAAGTAAAAGGACCTACACTAGCACCTAAATCTACTACTACATCATTTTCTTCCACACTAAAATGTTTTTGATATATATCTCTAACAAAAATTTCATCTTTCATAGAATTTTTATGATATTCACCTAAAGGAATATCTTTACCTAGTTTTTTTACTGTTATATTGGAAGGTTTTTCCATCCATCCCCAATTAAAATTACTTAAGTTTTCCATAGTATTTTTTAGTTCCTTTCTTAACATCATATTTAGGTACCCAACCAGGTACTCTCATTTTTTTATCAGCACAAGTATAATATTGATACCAACTAGGTATTTTATCTTCTGTAGTATAATTATAATTAATACCCATACCACTAACTAAATCTTCAAATAAAACAGCTTCGCCATAACCAACATCAAATACACCCCTATCAAGTTTAGCAGCAGCTAAATTAGCATTAACTACATCATCTATATACACAAAATCTCGTTTAGGTTTTTTAGGAAATAAAGTAAATGAACCCTTTTTATAAGCCTGATATGCAACAGAAGCCATTTTTCCTTTATGATCTTCTCCAGGACCATAAACATTAAAATATCTTAAGGCAACAAATTTTTTACAAGCTTTTAATCCATATTCTTCTGCTAATTTTTTAGACCAACCATAAATGTTAGTAGGTAAATTATCACCTAAACCATAAGTAGCAGCTGAACTAGAATAAACAACTCTTTTATTATACTTTCTTGCTAAATCAAATAATTTTTTACTTAAAGTATAATTCCAATAAAGCATTTCATTGCAATCCTGAAGTGTAGTATCAGATATAGCTCCTACATGAAATATTACATCACATGTTTTTACTGCTTCATCTAACTCATAATTATTATTCCATTGATTTTTATCTTGGTTTAATAACCAAACATAAGTATTTTTTTGTTTTTTAAGAGCTTTTAATAAAGCGCTACCAATAAATCCTTTTGATCCTGTTAATACTACTTTCATATAACTACAACTCCTTTCTTTTCAATTACTTTAAGAGAACAATCTTGAGCAAAATTAATAGCATTACTAACATTTTGATTAGATAAATAATGATAAACAAAAGCAGCTAAAAAAGTATCTCCTGCACCTGATAAATCCGATACTTCAGCTTGTCTTGTTGGAGGGTGAATTACATTATTCCACTGTACTCCCTTTTCACCTAAAGTAACAATTAATTGACCTTTATAATCAATTAAATTTTCTTTATTTTTTTCATACTCTAATTGGTTAATTTTGATAAATGAAGCTTTATTAACATAGTCACTAAAAAGTTTTTTAGAATCAATAAAAGATAAAGAATATTTATTAACTAAAAATTGTATATCTTCTTTACTTAAAAATCCTTTATTATAATCACTTATTATAACGGCGTCATAATTATCCAAACTATTTAAATCATTAAATCTTTCACTTTTATCATTATCATCTATTCTTAATAACATTTGATTAGTTTTTATATCAACTAATCTAGTTTTAGTAATTAAAGAAGAATTAGTAATTAAATCTAAATCCCAATTTGGTGCTAATTGTTTTAAATTATTAAAAACATTTTTAGCCATACCAC